TGAAGCAGGCTCCAGCGGGTAAATGTCAGGGCGAAGCTCGTGCCGCGAAATGCCGGTGGCAGCTTCGATCGCAAGCACGTGTTCAGCCCAGATGGGGCGGTCGGCCCGAAGGCGATCATGGATGGTCGACTGATCCTTCCCGATCAGGCGGGCAAGCGCTGACTGGCCACCGAGTGCCTTGCAGACCCTTGCGAGGGGCGAATCAAGTTCATCCTGAATTGCCATACCCTATCTATGGACATCCCCATATATGAGTCAATGGGGAAAACCATATAAACCCATTATGGGGATTCCGGTAACATGGGGCATGACAATCGGGATGCGGATCGAGAGTCGCCTCAAGGAACTGGGCATTTCCCAGGCTGAACTCGCGCGCCGGGTGTCTGTCGATCAGAGTACGATCAACGGTTTAATCCGCGGGCATTCGCGATCGTCGAAGCATCTGCACCGAATCGCACGGGAGCTCCTGACCACAGCAGCTTACCTTTCCGGCGAAACCGACGATCCAAAGGCAGAAGTCCCAGTCCTGCAGCTCGACCATGTCGAACGCGAGCTGCTCGATCTTTTTCGCCAGCTGGCCAATGACGAACGCACGGCGATCAGCCTGATCGTGCGGCGCCTGGTCGAAGGTGCTGCCCCGCACGGCGTTCCTGCTTATCCGCAGCAACCGACCATCAGGAGCCGTCGTCGCGACTCTACTCTGCATGATGAGCAACACACATACAGGGCGAGGGCCTGATTACTGTGGAAGTCATCGGAAAGATTTCAGCTATGAAACTGGACGGCGATAACCTGACGATCGTCCGTTTCAAAGGGAATGGCGAGCGCAAGAGCAAGCTAACTATTCGGACTTCTGCGATATCAAGCATCGACTATAAGTCCGCAGGCGAATTGGCACCTGGACACATAGACGTTCACACGTCTGCATCTGCCTCCGGCCTTGCCTTTGAACGTAGCTCGTGTGCTCAGTTTACATGGGCAGAAGAGCCCGGCTTTGCGCGGATTGCCCGTGCGTTGGGTGTGCCAGGCGTCGACCCTGATTTTATCGAGCAGACGATTGCTGAGCGCGCAGAAGCTAAGCGACTGAAAGCGGATGCAGCAAAATCAACTTGGAAAAAAATCGGCCTTGGCGTGCTCGTTTTCTTTGCGTTGGCAATAGCTATCGACATTGGCCATCGCCTCACTGACCCTGAAGGATATGCACGTGCTCGGGCAGATCGCGCTCGATCAGGCGGGGTCGGATATGGCAGTAACCATGTGGGCGCTGATGCCAACCCAGCACCCGAAACCAAATCCGCAAACGGTGAGCATTGCCTGTCAGGCTGGGACGGTGCGAACCGAGACCTTGTGCGCCAGGTGAAGGCATCGATGCGCGATCCGGACAGCTTCGAGCATGTCGAGACGCGCATCTATGGAAACGACAATGGCGAGCATGGCCTGTGGATGACCTTCCGCGCGCGCAATGGCTTTGGCGGGATGAACGTCGAGAAGGTCTATGCGCGCATCGACCATGACAGCTGCAAGGCGCTGCGCTTCGGCGATGGGCCGGGTTTATGAGCGATTCCGATTCTTTCGACAGCCTCTCGGCTCTGATGCATATTCAGCAGCTGCAGACGACGGTCAGGCTTGCAACCTTTGTACGACGCATCAATGCCGGTGAACATATCAAGGCTGAAGACTGGGATCTGCTGGGCGCGCAGATGCACGAGCTGATTGAGCGATCGCAAGAGCTAATTGCCAAGGCGCAGGGGGGACCCGATGGCAATTGACGATCGCGTAAACCAGATATTGACTGCACAGCGGGAAGTTGGCGCGATGTATGCCGAACTCAAGCGTTTCGGCGATGCCAGTGGCGGCGGAGGATCAGGGCCAGTGGATGATCGGCTAAATAGGCTAGAGGGGCGCGTCGATAAGGTCAGTGACGAGCTGAGCGAGGTGAAGGTCAATCTGGCCACGCTGACCGAGCGCATAGCCCATCTGCCGAGCAAGGGGTTCATCGTGACGACCACGATGACATCGCTGGCTCTGATCGCAGCGCTGGTCGTCTTTGCCGACAATATCAAGGCGGCGATCGGCGGCTGAAGTGCTCGATGGTCACATTTTTCGCTCTCATTTGAGGCGGAAAAAAGTGACCAGTGGTCCGAAACCGATATAGCCTATGGCTTTGATGCAAAATCGCCGAGGCCCAACGAGACCTCGGCGACCCGAAAACGCCGGTGAGGGCTGGTTAATCCTGAGGCCCCTTCTTTCCGGTATGGTAGGTTTCGACGATCGTTGTCGCGGGGCTGGCTTTTGCCACGGGGACCGGTACGAACTTCCCGGTACCTGCATCCCGTCCGCGCTGGTGCGTCTTCTTCTTCATGAAATCACCCCCTTTCGAGGCTGCCAGATGAAAGATCAGAAGCTCGTCATCGCGCTATCCGGCGATCCAGCGGAAAGTCCGCTGGGGCTGGTGCTGTGGCGCAACCTTCAGAAATTTGTTGCCGCGCGTGGCGCGGGCGAGGCTCTCACGGATCATGCGGGAGGTTTCATATGCGACATGCTCGCCAACGATCCGGCGGACATTATCGAGTGTGTCGCTGCGGTTGCACCTGGGACAGGTAACCTTGTCCTGCGGTTTGGGATCAGCGACCGTCTGGGCGGGGCACTTGCAGCTGCCGCACAGGATTTCGACTTCAAAACTGCTCATCAAAAGCTCCATCATTAATCGACAAATGGAGCGTTGGTGACAGTTGACCTTGCGGATGGCGAACCTTAAAAGGGCACCGCTATAGCAAATCCACCCGCCACCAACGCGGGTTCACACGAGGCCTCGGACGTTCCAGCGTCCGAGGCCTTTGCTGTTTAGGGCCCTGATACTTTCGGGGCAAGGGGAATCGTCAGAAACCTGTTCACAAATGCCCGCAAAGGCACCAAGGGGAACGAAAGCGGAGCAGCTACCCAAAATGGGGACGATGATGGTTAATGCTGCCCAGCGAGCCTTACAGCGCACGTACGGTCCAACTTTTTGGACAGTTTGGTAGCTATTTCGGACATAACGAAAATTTTATATGACCGATTCGCGTTCCGTTCGCCCGGCGTTCCAAGATGTTCTGACGCTGGCGGTGGCTAAAATGCTGACAGAAATGCCTGCCAGATCCACCAGCGGAGATTCGATGGGCTTTGCTCAAGAATTCCTGTTATGTTCCCCACATGGCCAGCCACGTCCCCAAAGCCGACCATGAAACACTGCGCCAGCGGCCCGAAATGGCCAGCTGCAAGCTGTTGGTGTTGAAGTTCGTTCGCCAGTACATTGCCGACTGGGCGGGATCGCCGAGCCTGGGCGAGATTGCGCATGCGCTGGGCACCAATCGCACGCGGGTGCGGCGGGCGATCAAGCGGCTCGAGGCGGATGGGCAGCTGGTGCGGGTGCCGGGGCCGCGCGGCCTGAGCCTGCCCGAGGAGGAGCCGCTGGCGGTGCGGCAGCTGCGTGCGCGCGGGTGGACGATCAACCCTGGCGATCGGACAGCCACGCCGCCTGCCAGCGGGCCGCAAAGCGTCACAAAAGAGCCTCTGCTGCCACCTGCCGAGCTGGATTATCCTGCGCGACGGGATCGAAGGCGGGAACAGCAGAATGACATCAGAGGAAAAGGCTGAACGGGAGCGCCTGAAGCGGGCCAACGCCGCGCATATGGCGGGCGTTCGCAAGGAAAAGGCTGACCTGCGCCACCTTGCCAATGCGCGCTATGCGCGTCGTCACCCTGCGAAGGCCGCGCAGGAGCGCGCGCTGCGCAAGGCGCACCACCAGCTGACCCGCGACTATGCGCACAAGCGCCATGGGACGCCGGAAACGCATGCACATGCCGCCAAGCAGGGCCAGGGCACGCTGCACCTGCTCTATACCCGGGGCGTGCTCGACCAGTTCGAGCTGGCCGATGCCGACCTGATTGCGGCGATCGCAGCGAAAATCGGCGCCGAGCTGGGGATCCGCACGGTGAGCCTGGAGACGCGGGTGGACCGATCACCGCGCGACGATGGGGCATTCTATGAGGCGCTGGGATGGGTGCGGGCGGAGATGGCCTATTCGCGCTGGCGTGCCTGGCTGCCCGAGCCGCAACCGGTGCTGGCGATTATCGTCGGCGATTGCGGGATTGCGCAAGCGGCGGCGCGTTACGGGATCAGCGCCAGGCGAGCGAAGCGGTTGTTGCTCGAGGCACTCTGGGCCTGGCCCGGGTTTCATGCCGATGCGGTCAAGCGCGTTGATGCGGGCGACCTGGTGGCGATGCATGCGGGGTTGATGTGATGGAAACGTTCTTGCGTCGATTCTTGATGATTACCCTGGCCGTGCCTTTGTGGGCCGTAGGCACATTGTTCCTGCTCATTTTGGCACCGTGCCAGGCCGCATCCCAGCTTGCTTCGACCATGCGCAGGTACTGGTGACCCGCTGAAGCACATTAAATGATGTGTTTTTTGCAGGTGTCACAAAATAGACCCTGCCCAAGGCGCATCGAACGGGGCAAAAACGACCCCGCGATAATTGCGCCCTGAGCCCGCGGCACCCCTGTTCCCCAGGTGCCAGCGGGCTTTTTCATGCGCGGGAGACGCCAGCCATGCCCAAAGGTCTCCTGAGGCATGCCGGCGACATTGGCAGCCGCCTCTCCCTTGCCAGCGACAGGCTTGACCGCCTGTGCCGCGATGTATCGCTGGGCGTTCGGGATCAGAGGCAGTTCGACGAGCTCGAGAGCGATGCACAAGCCATCGCGGCCGATATCGTCGCGGCGTTTCGCCAGCCAGAACCGCGCCCAGGCGGCTGCACCAATTTGCGGAGGCGCATGTGAGCATCGACCTGGAGCAGCTGCGCCAATCGGCGTTCAGCGATTCGACAGCGGATGCGGTGGTTACGCGGGCTTTCCTGCGCCAGGTGCATGCCGAGCTGACGGCTGCGCGCATCACCGAGGCTCAACTGAACCGTGTGCGCACCATGGATGAGGTCATCCACGATCTGCGCATGAACCCGGGCGAGAAGGCGGTGCGGCTGTGACGGCTGCCAAGCATCGCCAGCCTCGCACCGCCGACCAGGCGCGGCCGTTGCTCGAGCGATTTGCCGAGCTGGACGGGCAGCGCGCGCGCATCGAGGCCGAGCGCAACGACGCGATCGCCAAGGCGAACACGGCCGCCGACGAGCAACTGGTGCCGATCGTCGACGAGATGGACGATATCGCCGCCAAGGTTCGCCCCTGGTGGTTCAAGGCGGCGGCCGAACTGCTGCCCGCCAAGCGCAAAACCATGGAGCTGTTCGGCTGCATCATCGGATCGCGCACCGGCAAGACGGTGCTGGCGATCGATGGCGATGACGAGAGCCTGATCGCGGCGCTGGGCAAGACGCGCTGGGGCAAGGTGTTCGCACCGGCCAAGCCCAAGCTCGACAAGACGGCGCTGCTGAAGGCGACCGATGGGCCGAGGGCCGAAGATCTGAAGCAGCTGGGCGTGACGGCCAAGCCGGGCGAGGAATCGTTCGTGCTGGCCCGGGCCGAGCAGGCTGGGACCGTGGGATCGTGAAGCTCGCCTCGCTATCCCGGGTATCGCACCTCGCAAGCATGCGAGCACGATGGCAGCGTGCGCTCGACACTCGGCCTGATCTGCGCGTGCACGATCTGATCAGCGGCAATGTCGCCGATGAAGAGATGATCGAGGCGATCAAGCCCGCGCTGCACGCTGAGCTCAACAGGCGGATCGAGGTTATCGATGCCGAGCTGATCGAGCTCGGCATGTCGATCGACTGATGCCGACGCAGCCGCCGCGCTACCGGCCTCCAGGCTGGAAGCCTGGCAAGCCCTGGGAACGACCTGGGCTGTTCGTGAAGGACAATCGCAAGCGCGGCCGTGCCGGCATGCGCGATCGAGCCGCAGTGCTGGCTGAAGAGCCGCTGTGCCGTTTGTGCCTGGAGAAAGGGCTCGAGGTCGCCAGCGACGTCGTCGACCATATCATGCCGCTGGCATGGGGCGGCAGCGACGAGCGGCACAACAAGCAGGCGCTGTGCAAGCCCTGCCATGACGCGAAGTCCAAGGCCGAGCGGAAGCTCGCGCAACGGCGAAAAATCGCGGATTTCGATTGAAAATCATCACATGGGGAGGGGGAGGGTCAATCTCTCTCAACGTCCGCCGCCGGACACCGCCTTGGTGGTCAGATTTTCACGCGGTCGAAATCAAAGGGTAAAAAGTTGGGGGTCGATGGCGCGCGGTGGATCTAGGCCGGGGTCCGGTCGGAAGCCGACGTCGTCGGCGATCAAGAAGCTGCGTGGGACCGAAAAGGCGGAGCCGGAAACGATCCCGACGATCGCGGCCGACGAGGCACCGCTGATCTGCCCGATGCATCTTAGCGACCTGGCCCAGCTGCTGTTCGCGAAGATCGCGGGGATCCTCGCGGCCGAGAATCGTGCCAGCGGCAAATATGCCGAGCATGTCGCTCTGCTGGCGCTGCGCCTCGAGCAGATCCAGCGCTTCCAAGCGGTGCTCGAGACAGAAGGCGACACCTACAAGTCGGAAACGGCACGCGGGTTCATCATCCGCGCGCGGCCTGAGGTCGCGATGCTGTCCGATGCGATGCGCCAGGCGCAGTCACTGCTGGGCGAACTAATGCTGAACCCTGCCAGCGCACTGAAGCTGGCGTCCGGACACAAGCCCGAGGCGGGCGATTTCGACGATTTTTGAGGGTGGTTGATTGCATGTGGAGACGCGCGACTATCCGGCGATCGCCAAGCAATATGCGCGCGATGTCGTTTCGGGGAAGATCCCTGCCGGCAAGTCTATCGTCCGCCAGTGCCAGCGGCTCCTGGATGAGCTGAAGGCACAGAAAAAGGCTGCGTTTCCGCACCGGTTCGACGAGGAAAAGGCGGCGCGGGTGTGCCGCTTCATCGAGAGACTGCCGCATTCAAAGGGCAAATGGGCCCGCGCCAAGGAGCTGATACGGCTCGAGCCGTGGCAGGTCTGGATTCTGTGCTGCACGTTCGGATGGCTGCGCAAGCGCGATGGGCTCAGGCGATTCCGCGTCCTGTTCGTCGTCGTGCCGCGCAAGAACGGCAAATCGGCGATCGCCGCCGGTATCGGTCTCTATATGTTCTGCGCCGATGGCGAGTTCGGTGCCGAGGTCTATTCGGGCGCGACGAACGAAAAGCAGGCCTGGGAGGTGTTCAAGCCTGCAAAGCTGATGGCGCAGCGCACGCCGGCGCTGGTCCGGAAGTTCGGCATCGAGATCAACGCCAAGAACCTTGTCCGGATCGGCGACGAGAGCAAGTTCGAGACGATCATCGGCGATCCCGGCGACGGACAGAGCCCGAGCTGCGCGATCCACGACGAATATCACGAGCATCCTGACGACGGGCAGGTCGACACGATGCAAACCGGCATGG